GCATTGCAGGCGGCAAAGCCTATGTTACTGCGTGATATTAAGGATTTTGATTCGCAGGAATTTCTGCTGAATACTCCGGCGGCTACATACGATTTGCGAACCGGGACAAGCTCGGAGCACTCCGCAGACGATCTCATAACAAAGGTGACTGCTGTATCTCCCGGTGATGATGGTATGGATATCTGGCTTGAAGCCGTGAACAGCTTTTTCTGCGGCAATGACGAACTTATCGAGTATGTTCAGCAGATAGTCGGTCTTGCGGCGATTGGAAAAGTGTACATGGAGGCTCTTATTATTTCCTACGGTGAGGGTCGCAACGGTAAGAGTACGTTCTGGAACACGATTGCACGGGTACTTGGTTCGTACAGCGGCAGTATATCCGCCGATGCCCTCACGGTTGGCTGTAAGCGAAATGTCAAGCCTGAGATGGCTGAACTAAAGGGAAAACGGCTTGTTATTGCGGCAGAACTGGAAGAGGGTATGCGGCTTAATACCTCGGTGGTAAAGCAACTGTGTTCCACCGATGAGGTTTCCGCAGAAAAGAAGTATCGCGATCCATTCAGATATACTCCCACGCACACGCTTGTGTTGTATACCAATCACCTTCCGAGGGTCGGAGCAAATGACGAGGGTACATGGCGCAGGCTTATAGTTATACCGTTCAATGCGAAAATCGATGGCAATTCTGACATCAAAAATTATGCGGATTACCTCGCTGAAAAGGCAGGCGGTGTTGTGCTTTCTTGGATCATTGAGGGAGCAAGAAAGGTGATCGAATGCAATTTCAAGCTGAAAATTCCGCAGTGCGTCAGTGACGCAATATCTCACTATCGGGAAAATAACGACTGGCTTTCCATGTTTATTGAGGACTGCTGCGAGGTTGACCCATCATATACGCAGAAGTCGGGCGAGCTTTACCAGGAGTACCGTGCATACTGTGCAAGAACAGGAGAATACACAAGAAGCACCACAGATTTCTATACCGGACTTGATACTGCAGGGTTTGAAAAACGGAAATCCAAAACGGGTGTTATGGTCTACGGAATCCGCTTGAAATCTGACTTTATAGCAGATTGAAAACCATAAGGGTGCAGGTCGGTGAAGGTCTTAGTATAAAATCCCCTTTAGGGCAGTTTTATTAACAAAAAATACCTTATAGAGAGTTTTATGAAATGAGGTTCACCGACCTGCACCATTGAAGAACAAGGAGCAAAAAATGCGTGAGAAACAGATAGAACAGAAGCTGGTGCAGGCGGTCAGAAAAATTGACGGTATGTGTCTGAAATTCGTTTCACCAAATTTTGATGGAATGCCGGACAGATTGATACTTCTTCCGGGCGGCAAAATTGCCTTTGCAGAACTGAAATCTCCCGGCAAAAAGCCACGTCTCCTGCAAATCGCAAGGCACAAAGTATTGATGAAACTTGGCTTCCGGGTGTATGTCATTGACAGCGCAGAACAGATAGGAGAAATTCTTGATGAAATACAGTCCACATGATTATCAGCGGTATGCCGCCGAGTTCATAACCACCCACCCGATTGCGGCGCTTCTGCTTGATATGGGGCTTGGCAAGACGAGCATTACTCTGACGGCAATAAACGACCTGCTTTTCGACAGTTTTGAGGTACATAAAGTCCTTGTAGTAGCGCCGCTGCGTGTGGCTCGGGACACATGGTCGGCTGAAATTGAAAAGTGGGAGCATTTGAAGAATCAGCGGTACAGCGTAGTCGTTGGCACGGAGCAAGAACGGCTGAAAGCACTCCGCACTCCCGCCGACATCTACATCATCAACCGTGAAAACGTACAATGGCTTGTGGAGGAGAGCGGTCTGATATTTGATTTCGATATGGCTGTTATTGACGAGCTATCCTCGTTCAAGAACTACCAGTCGAAGCGGTTCAGAGCTTTTATGAAAGTCCGTCCAAAGCTGAAACGAATAGTAGGTCTTACGGGTACTCCCGCCGGCAACGGTCTGATGGATTTGTTCGCAGAGTTCAAACTGTTGGATATGGGAGAGCGGCTCGGCAGGCTTATCGGGCAGTACCGAAACACCTACTTTCAGCCGGACAAGCGTAACGGAATGGTGATTTACAGCTATAAGCCTCTGCCCAATGCCGAGCAGCAGATTTATGACAAAATCTCGGATATCACGATTTCCATGAAAGCCGCCGACCACCTTAAAATGCCGGAACTCATAAGTTCGGAATGCATGGTTCAGCTTTCCGAAAAGGAAAAGGAGAAATACGACCGTTTGAAGAAAGACCTCATTCTCTCCACCGAGGACAATGAGGTTACTGCGGCTAATGCTGCTTCTCTTTCAAATAAGCTTTCGCAGATGGCGAACGGTGCGGTTTATTCCGATGACGAAAGCATTATCGAGATACACGACCGCAAGCTGGACGCATTGGAGGATATAATCGAAAGCATGAACGGGAAGCCACTCCTTGTTGCTTACTGGTTCAAGCACGATTTGGAGCGTATCAAGAAACGGTTTGATGTTCGTGAAATTCGGTCAAGCGTGGATATCTCCGACTGGAACAGCGGAAAAATCCCTGTGGCACTTATCCACCCCGCTTCTGCGGGACACGGATTGAACCTGCAGAACGGCGGTTCGACCCTGGTGTGGTTTGGGCTTACATGGAGCCTTGAACTGTATCAGCAGACAAACGCAAGGCTCTGGCGGCAGGGTCAGACCGCAGACACTGTGGTAATTCAACACATAATCGCAAACGGCACTATCGATGAGCAGATAATGAAAGCTCTGAAAACAAAGGACACAACACAGGCGGCACTTATCACCGCAGTGAAAGCGGAGGTACATAAATGAACCCGTATAAAGAACTCGCAAATGCTATAATCTTGCAGGCAGTCAAGGATTATCGTGATGCTGTGGAACGTCTGAGATATACACCGGATGACAAATCGGCGCAGCATGACAAAAGGAGTATTGAGAAATTCTTCCGTTCAAACTGGTTTTCAATTCTCTCGGACTTGAACGGTGAACTGCTTCTGAAAAAGCTCAAAGAGGAGGTCGCGGCATGACGGCAAAGGAATATCTCGGACAGGCATACAGAATAGATCAGCGTATCAACAGCAAGATGGAGCAGATAGCTTCATTGAATCTGCTTGCGCAGAAAGCGACAACGGTTTTCAGCGATATGCCCGGAAACTCCACCCGCAATATCCACCGCATGGAGGACGTCATAATCAAAATCGTAGATATGGAGAGTGAGATAAACGCTGATATTGACAGCCTTGTTGACCTCAAAAAAGAGATTGCCGGAGTTATTCGCGGCGTTTCAAATCTTGAGTATCAGACCTTACTTGAACTACGGTATCTGTGTTTCAAGACCTGGGAGCAGATAGCCGTTCAGATGGGATACGGCATAGACAACATCTACAAAATGCATCACAAGGCGCTGCGTGAAGTAATCGTACCTGAAACATTACAGTAAAATCAACTATTTTACAGTAGCCCCTTTGTGGTATGATATAATCAGCAAAGAATACAGAGAAAGCCTTGTCGGTCAATGAACCCGCAAGGCTTCCTGTGTGTCTGTACGAAAAATTCGTAATAATATCGCACGATTTTCGAATAAAAGAAGAATAAATCGTTCGATTCAAGGAGATGACCCCCATGCCCAGACGACCGCAGCGACCGTGTTCCTACCCTGGCTGCCCGAACAGATGTGACGGGCAGTACTGCGAGGAACATTCAAAGCTAATGAACCGCCGCTACAACAAGTTCGTCCGCTCCGCTGACAGCAACAAGAAATACGGCAGAGCGTGGCGGGAAATACGCAGTCGGTACATTTCGGCGCACCCGTTGTGCGAGCTGTGTCTGAAAGAGGGTCGACTCACTCCTGTCGAAGAGGTACACCACATAGTTCCCGTGTCACGCGGCGGCAGTAATGATTTCAGCAACCTTATGTCGCTGTGTCAGTCGTGTCATACGAAGATACACCACGATCTCGGCGACCGGTAGGGGCGGTCGAAATCTCTGCGACCGTTACCTCGGACAGCGGCCCGGGGCTTCGTGTGCAAAAATCGGGGTTCAAACGGGGTATTAAACCATGAATATATTTTCGGACGGCGCGAACCGTCCTTTTTTCTTGTCCTGAGGAGGTGAAAAACATGGCTAAGGACGGCACAAACAGAGGCGGCAGACGGGTACGCGCCGGAGATAAACCCGCTCCTGCCGCAGAGAAAAAGCAGAAAGGGCTTCCGGTGAAAATCATAAGCAACGATATACCTGCGCTCGACACCGCCGAGCTTGAAGCGGTCGACCTGCCGGAGGGCGCTGTGCTGAATGGCTCGGATATGCCAAAGCCAAGCGACTATCTGTCGGCTCGGCAGAAGAACGGAGTTCCACTAGGCGCTGACGATATATACCGAGAAACCTGGCTGTGGCTTAAGCAAAGGAACTGTGAGAACCTCGTAAACAAGCGGCTCATCGAAGCCTATGCGCAGGCATACGCAAGATACATTCAGTGCGAGAGAGCAATCAGCACTTACGGCTTGCTCGGCAAGCACCCGACCACGGGCGGCGTTATTGCTTCGCCGTTCGTGCAGATGTCGCAGCAGTTTCAGAAGAACGCAAATCTCATCTGGTATGAAATTTACGGAATAGTCAAGGAGAACTGCACCGAACCTGTCGGCGATGATCTGAACGACGCTATGGAACGGCTTTTGCGTTCCAGGAAAGGATAACGCTATGTCAAAGGATACCATCGATTTTTTCAGAGAACTCAAAGGCAGCCGTCCGAACCTTACAGTTCAGCAATACCGGACAATCAAGGGGCAGGATGTTAAAGGCAATATTGCGGACGCTCGAAAGGGTTTGCACAAGGTTCTCAAAAGGAGGAACGTCAGATGAATACGACCAGTGAAATGCAGCTTGTCCAGATAGACAGGCTGATACCATACGTCAACAATGCCCGAACCCATTCGCCGGAACAGCTGAACAAGCTGCGTTCCTCGCTGCGCGAATTTGGCTTCATCAATCCCGTTATCATCGACAGGGATTTCAACGTCATAGCAGGTCACGGAAGAATTCTTGCGGCAAAGGCGGAGAATATCGCCGAAGTGCCTTGCGTGTTCGTGGATTATCTCACCCCTGCGCAGAAGAAAGCGTACATAATCGCAGACAACCGAATGGCTCTTGATGCAGGCTGGGACGAGGAAATGCTGAAAGTTGAAATCGAAGCATTGCAGGCTGACGATTTCGACCTGGGTCTGACGGGCTTTGATGAAAAGGAACTCGCTGCGTTCTTCGGTGACGATACGGAAACCAAAGACGATGATTTCAATGTTAACGCTGAATTGGAAAAACCTTGCATTACAAAGCCCGGCGACCTCTGGCTGCTCGGTAATCACAGACTTGTCTGCGGCGACAGTACGAAACCCGAAACTTATGAACTCCTCATGAACGGAAAGCTGGCAAATCTTGTGGTTACCGACCCGCCCTACAATGTGAATTATGAGGGTTCGGCGGGAAAAATCAAGAACGACAATCTCGAAAACGAAAAGTTCTATCAGTTCCTGCTTGGCGCTTTCACCTGCATGGAGAAAGCTATGGTGAACGATGCAAGCATCTATGTTTTCCACGCAGATACAGAGGGACTGAACTTCCGCAAAGCGTTTGCTGACGCTGGATTTTATCTTTCCGGAACTTGTATCTGGAAGAAGCAGTCGCTTGTCCTCGGGCGCTCACCGTATCAATGGCAGCATGAGCCGTGTCTGTTTGGTTGGAAGAAGAACGGCAAGCACCAGTGGTACTCCGACCGCAAGCAGACGACAATATGGGAGTTCGACAAGCCGAAAAAGAACGGCGACCACCCGACAATGAAGCCGATACCGCTTATTGCCTACCCCATAAAAAATTCAAGCATGAGCAACTGTATCGTTCTCGACCCGTTCGGCGGCTCGGGCAGTACGCTTATCGCTTGTGAGCAGACGAACCGCATTTGTCACACAATTGAGCTTGACGAAAAGTTCTGCGATGTTATCGTTAAGCGGTATATTGAGCAGGTCGGCTCTGCGGAGAATGTGTCTGTGGTTCGTGACGGAAAGACGATTGCTTATTCCGAACTGGAGGTCGCCGATGAAGAATGAACTCACGCTTGGCAGCCTTTTTGACGGCAGCGGCGGTTTCCCGCTCGGAGGAATGCTTGCTGGCATTACTCCTCTGTGGGCTTCGGAAATCGAACCGTTCGCCGTTCGGGTAACAACGAAAAGACTTCCTCGGATGAAACATTACGGAGATGTGTCCTCGCTGAACGGAGCAGATTTGCCGCCCGTGGATATAATCACATTCGGCAGTCCGTGCCAGGATATGAGCATTGCCGGAAAACGCAGCGGGCTTGACGGTTCAAGGTCGAGCCTGTTCTATGAGGCGGTCAGAATTATAAAAGAAATGAGGTGCGCTACCAATGGCAAATATCCAAGGTTCTGCGTGTGGGAAAACGTCCCCGGAGCGTTCAGTTCCAACAAGGGCGAGGACTTCCGGTGCGTCCTCGAAAGCCTGTGCAAGGTCAGGGACGAAACCGTTTCTGTTCCTCGATGTGAGAGGTGGGCTGCCGCAGGAAACATTGTGGCAGACGGTTTCTCAATCGCCTGGC